CTGATCTAAAAGATTTTCTGTCTTATCGTCGTAAACGTATTGTAATCGTTGCATTTATCAACCAACCCCTTTGTTTTTTGTATGCTTTAATTATAGTCGATTTTTCGTGTTTTGCTTTAGGGTTTTTAGTGTTATTTGTTAAGTGGTTGAAATTCTTGATCTTGTTCGGATAGGCCTTTTTTCAAAAATACATATAGAATTTTTTGAGCCCCTTTAAACAGGACCAGGCAAAAAAGTGAAAAAGGGGCATGGGGGGTCTAAAACGAACACGAACAAGAAAACAAACCACCCAACCGGACACCAAAAAGCAACGAACAAAAACACACCGCCGCAGCCCACTACTACCAACGCGCGCACGTAATCATTGACCTGTAGCGTGACGCTGTGTGATCCTGCGGGTACTATCACCCGCTAATCGTATCAGAATCGACACACGGTCGCGTTTTTTATAAACTAAATGTGTATACAATACCTATACATACAAATTATTTATAGTTTTACCTTGTATTCTATTATAATATCGCCTAGCTTTAGAGGTGACCCAAGAACACGAACCAAACAACCCGAGGATCAGCACATGAACATCAACACACCAACGTTTATAGAAGCAAACAAACTAGCTAACATTAAAATGAATGGTTTCCTAATTGACTTATCCGGTGACGTCGCACTGATACGCCGCAACATGTCCCCATATAGTGACGCGGACAAAAGCTACGTAGTCACGCACTACAGCACTGGGAGCAAGAGCTTTTATTGGTCAGCGTATGATCTAACACTTGATGAGGCCGTGGCCATGTTCAACGACAAAACCCAAGATTTTGACATAGAGGTATAAGACCATGATTGCCGATACACTAAAAGCACTAAGCACTAATTTACTGTTAGACGAACTACGCGCCCGTATCATACTAGCTAAGATCAACGCTAAGATCACGAGCACCGAAAAATCACAAGCCATTGCAGACCTTGAAACATTACGCGCAAGGTTTAGAGACATAGAGGTATAAGACCATGAGTATTTTTAACGAAAGAGAATTAAAGATTGTAGCATACGGTGAAAGAACCATTATTTTTAACACCTATCAAGAATACGATACCCAGTTGATAGGAATAGCCAAGGACATTAGATTTATTAATGGCACAAGGTTGGAGACTATGTTTAACGCCTTGTACAATATCAACCGTGGGAATGTTAAGCAGTGGTTTTATCTACTCCATGAGTACAAAATGTTAACACTGAATGAACGCGCCGCGGTTCGCTGGCTTATGATCATCTTGCCCAAGGGATGTAGTATAGATCGAGCAATAGAGCTAGCGCCGCGCGTTGGAATCTATCAAGGAAGCGAACTCGAATACGTGAAACACTTCGTGAATGATACATTCCACGTAGAGACCAAGCTTGGTTGTCTTGATAAGTATTTCGACTATGACGCGTACACGTTTGACCTAGTACGTGACAAAGCGATCAGCAAGGTAACGTATGAGGGCGACGTGTTCACCATCACGAACGCGAATGAGTTCAACGTGTGGGGTATTTAATTTAGGATAAAAAAATCCCGCTTAGTCTCAAGGAGAAGATAAGCGGGTATAAGTAAAATGCCTCGTTATTGTTAAAGCCGCCAAGGTTGTGCAATAACGGGGCTTATTATTATCTGGTCTTTAATCTTTTGTGTTGTCTGGTAATCCTTTCATTTGGTCTAAGTAAACTTGCGCGGCCTGCTCCGGTGTCATATCTACGTTTATATTAATTACTGGTTTCGGCGTTTCGTCGATAACTTTCAAATCTTTGCTATCACGGTAATCTAACAAATTTTGTGCGACAAATTTCGCAAAACCCGCATTATATGCGCCGGATAGTGTATTTTGCACTAGGATATTTTCTTGTGCGTCTTGCGCTTGGCTCCATGCAATCGCAAATTCTGGGTACGTTTTTGATCCGTCGTCGTTTAATTTCATAGCGTAACTGTTCAACGTATGCTTTAAGATCCCGACCTCGCAAGCAAAGCCCGCTTTAGTTGGCAAGTTGTTAACCGTTGATTCTAAAGTAATTTCTCCGGTTTCCTCGTTGGTCTTGCTGGTAATGCTAACAGGTGGCACGTTAAAATACGCGTAGCACTCGCTCACTAGCTCGGGATAATAGGAACCTTTAGCGCCTCGTCCCTCCAACTTGGCTAGATCGTCACGCGTCGGTAACTCGGTTGAGATAAAATATTTCATGCGCGCACTATCAAAAAATTTACGCGTCTTAGCAATGATTGTATCGGGTTTATACCGTTGAACGTGGGGGTAACCCCTTTGATATGAAATAACCTCGCTGTCGCCCTCTTTACGATGCTGTAGCACCGTTAGCTCGTTGGCGTTAAGTGGCTTAAACCGTTTAAGTACCATATCAGCGATCCTAAGCGTCAGTATTCAGGATACGGGTTAACAAATCCACATCATCACGCGTCAGCGTAAAGCGTGATCCTTTAATCGCGAACATGTCGCGAAAACTTGTCGCATCACGGATCAATCGTTTAACGTGTTCTGTCTCACTTGTGATCTTGTGATTAGACACGAACCGGTTAAAATCCGCGATCTTTTTGATCATAGAATTATAATAATATCCGCGTTGGGTGTCGTCGGTTATTGTGACGGTTGACTGTGGCATGTTGGCGACCTCGTTTATGGGTATTTAAAAATTATAGCAGTTCAGAGCAGGTATACTAACAAATTAACGCTAAAAAGTCCACAACCTTATGTGTTCCCGAACCGCCGCCCGTGGTATGTAAGGGCTCCGGCTCAATAAGCACCAAAAGGGCACAACACGGGACAGCCACAAAAAAATTTAGTTCCCGATCTAAGTTGTTGAAATAAGGCTATAATATAAGATAAGGGAACAAGGGAACAACTAAAGTAATAAAAGTATTATTATTTATTTATATATATACCTTATAGAGTGGTTAAGTTTTTTAGGGGGGTGTTTTCGTTCCCCCGCCCATTTTCGCCTAATTTTTTTTAGCCTCAACGCCAGGACCGACGGGGGCTGTAGAGGGGGGCACCACTTTAAACAAAACACAACCATACGAAAATTCGTCGTTTATCAAAATCAACGAATTTTCGTCGATAAAAAATAAAACTTGACAAGATTTAATACTTTGTACTATAAATAAGGAAACCCAACCAAAAAACGGACTAAAACCATGCCACGCCTTACCCCTGAAAAAACAGAAAATATACTGGTTTTTCCAGCAAAAACCACCAAAAACCACGACAAAACCGGAAAAAACACCGTAAAACCGTGTCACGAAACAATTAAAAACTCGCAAATTATCGACAAATACGCCACAAATGATAACTACTCGCATAACGAGCAGGTTATTATTGATCAAGCGTTGGCGATATTAGCAAGTAAACTTGTGAACCAATCGCCCGCTTTTGAAATGACAAGCAGCCAAAAAACTAAAACATTTTTACAACTTAAACTTGCACCGAGCAAGCGCGAAATATTCGCCGTAATGTTTTTAGATACCGCGCACCGTGTTATTGCATACGAAGAGGTCACCGTCGGCACCATTGACAGCGCAAGCGTATATCCTCGCGAAATAACGCGCCGTGCTTTATCACTTAACGCGTCGGCGGTTATCTTATCGCATAATCACCCATCAGCTACATTGGAGGCGTCACAACCTGATATAAACATGACGCGCGCCATACATAAAACGCTTGGCCTATTTAATATCAATACGCTAGATCATGTCATAGTAACAGAGGGCGGCACATATTCATTTGCTGAGCATGGATTAATGGACTAAAAAACGTTAGCGCTTTTTATAGCGAGTTTTTAATAGCTCGCTATGTGAAGCACACTAACCCAACCACCCGAACAAAAACCGAAACGAGAGGATCAGCACATGTCACAAGTTAAAGCAGAACTACAAGAACGTAAAACCTATTTAGTCGGTGAAGAAGCGCGCCTATTTAATGAATATTTAGAGTGCCCACCGTATAAAGAGGTATTAAT